CGAAGATGGATTAGGCAATCAAGTTCCGGCAGTTGCACCAGGCGGCACTAACTTTGAGTTTGCTAACAAAAATCAAGAAGACTACTTTGCAGACGCCACACGGTTGCCTGTGACTGAAATCAATATCAACAACGAAGGTATCTACAACGATCCTAGATTCTACGACGGTGCAAAACCTGTGCATAGCTATGTTGCACAAGGACTGTTTCAACAAGGTTTGATAAACGACATTGAGCGCGGCACCATTACCAGCAGCAGTCAACGAGAAACGCCCAGCTCAGTGTTTGGTATCAGCACGCCAGGAACGCCCATTTTTCAAGGCGGAATGAAGCCAAACGACATCAGGAAAAAGCTAAGTGAAGGATCAATCAAACCTGGCGATGCTAGAGTAATTGGACGAGTGGGAGGACATAGTCTGGTCATGGATGATGGTAATCTCAGTGGCGACAACGCTATGCTGAGATTACGAACATCAAAAGGTCATCAGATTACCATGAGTGACACTGGAAACTTTTTCTATATCATTCATGCTAATGGACAAACTTGGCTAGAGTTTGGTGCAGAAGGCACAGTGGATCTGTTTAGTACCAACAGTATCAACATGAGAAGTCAAGGAGACATTAACTTTCATGCTGATCGAGATATTAACATGTTTGCTGGCAGGAACTTCAAGGTCAAAAGCAAAGAAGCTATGGAAATTGAAAGTGTCACATCAATCACTATGAGTGCACAGACAGACATCACAATGTACAGCAAAAACACCATTGGCATCAAAGCTGACGGCACACTTGCGCTAGAAAGCAAAGGCGGATCCTGGGGCGGCGGACAAAGTCTTGTGTTCAAAGCCGGCGAAATTGATCTTAACGGTCCTGCAGCTACACCAGTAACAACCCCAAACCCTATTACCAAGACCAAGCTGAATGACACCAAGTTCAGCACTGCCAAAGGCTGGCAAGTTGAAACTGGCAAGTTGGAAAGCATAGTAAGCAGAGCAGCTACTCACGAGCCGTACCCGTATCACAACCTTGGTGTTGATGTTGAAACAGCGTTTGAACCAGGTCAACCAACACCGCCACCAGGTGCTGAACCTGTGCCTGCTGGCGTAGAAATTATAGCAAAGTAACATGTCAACTTTTAACTTTACATTACCCAATGGAACTCCTTTTGAAATCAAAGGACCTGCAGGACTCACGCTTGAACAAGCCAAAGCAATATTTGACAAACAAGCTGCAACTGGAAGTTTAGTAGGTATCAAACTTGGGCAATCATTGAGTGCAGCCACACAAGCTGCTCAAGGCCTAGCAAGTGCACAGGCTGTTGTAGCACAAGCACAGTCTAGTATAACAGGTGCGCTCGGTGCAGGAATACCCGGCGCTGCAGGTGCGCTCGGGTCAGTTAGTGCAGCATTGGGTGCTGCAGGCGGAGCCTTAGGCGGAAGTCTGTCAGGTGTTGCATCAGGATTAACTGGTGCAGTAGGCGCTGCTGTGACTCAATTCAAAGGCACTGCACTTAGTGTAGGCTCGTCTCTGACTGCAGTTGCAGGCAGCATTGGAGCCACAGCATCCAAAGCAATCAGTACCATAAATCAATCGTTAACTTCTGCAGTGTCTAATCCGATCAATATTGCTGATTATGCAAAAGAGGCTGCTGCACTGACCTCCATTGGCAGCATGGATTCTGGAACAGTAACAGGAGTCCTTGCTCAGGCAAAAAAATCAATAGGACAAGCAGCAGACATCCTCACTAGCGAAAAAGGCTTAGGCGCATTTGGATTTGGTGCAGAGCAACTGGAAAAAGCTGGAATTCTTAAACCTGGCATGTCTGCATACGTTACATTGGGCACATCAACATTAACAAATTTATTAAAAAGTCCTGCAGCATTCACTGGAAAAGATGGAATAAAAAGTGCAGCAGATTTATTAAACAATCCTGTTAAGCAAGCAGCAATACAGCAAGACTTAATGGCTCAAGGCCTAGCAGGGCTCAAGGCAGTTGGTATACCAACTGATTTGTTGAGTGCACAAGGTCTTGCAGGTACTGCATTAAATGCAGCCAAAAGTATACCAGCAGCAGCAGATTTTCTTAAAGGAATACCTATCCCCGGTGAACTTGGCAGTAAACTAACCAAGGCATTTGATACCAATGTACGTGACGGCGCATTTGCTGCAAATCTGTCTAAGACCAAAATTCCGCTACCATTCAAAGCCGAAGTTACCCCGGTACCTGCAGCAGACACTGTGGATCGTGCCACTGTCAACGCAGCCAGCACTCGCGTGGTCGGCAATGACAAAGTACCTGAACCAAACTACGGACCTACAACTCCGCCTGCAGGACTTGCGTCCCAGGAAAGCACCAGTTTAGAAGCTGCACTTGCCGAACGGTCATCTATCCTCATTGAAACTGCAAATGCTTTTGCATCACTAGTTGCTAACTTGACAAATCTTGAATCTCTGCAGTCTATTACAGAACAACAATGGACTGCAATAAATGCAGAGTACCAAGCTGTACGAGCATCCTGGAATTCAAGACTACCGCAAATAAACGCAGCCATAGAGTTGTACAACAATGCGCTTGAATCAGTCCGCAAAGAATTTCAAGTAAAGGTCAGAGCATCAGCAACTGTGGGCAGAGCATTAGTAACTGTAGCAATTGAAACAAAGGCTCGACTTGCTGCATTGAGCAAAAAGCGTGACGGGGCATCTGTAACGTAACAACAAATAAATACTATTATGGCAAAAACATTCATTGGATTTAACACACAAGGTCAGTTTAAAAAATTCACTCTTACAGGATTTGAATTGATCAAGCGTGACCTATTAAATGCGTTCAACATACGTCAAGGACAACTGCCTGGGCGTCCTGCATATGGTACTGCATTATGGGATTTTTTGTTTGAGCCACAACTAGAAACAGTGCAGAGAGACATTGAACGAGAAGTACAGCGAGTAGCCGGCGGCGACCCAAGAATCTACATCAACAGCGTGCAAACGTATCCGTCAAGTAATGGTATTTTGATTGAAATTGAACTGTTGATAGTGCCTAGCACTGACGCAGAACGTCTGTCAATATTCTTTGACCTAGAACAGCGCAACGCCACCTATGTATAACTGAGCCGTTTTTAGTCTCGATAAATAAACTACGAGGCTTAAACAATGGCAACAACCACAAGACAAACAGCAATTTTCGGTGTTGAAGACTGGAAACAAATTTATCAAACTTATCGCGAAGCAGATTTTCAAAGTTACGATTTTGAAACTTTGCGCAAGAGTTTTGTTGATTACCTACGTTTATACTACCCTGAAACATTCAATGACTACATTGAATCAAGTGAATTTATTGCTCTGCTGGATGTCATTGCATTCATGGGCCAGGCTCTGGCGTTCCGTACAGATCTTAATACTCGTGAAAACTATTTAGACACTGCTGAACGTCGCGATTCAGTTGTGCGTCTTGCTAACCTGGTTAGTTACACTGCCAAGCGTAACACCGCAGCGCAGGGCATGCTTAAAGTGCAATCGGTATCCACAACTGAAAACGTAATTGATTACCAAGGTGTAAACCTTTCTAACTTCACAATCAACTGGGCCGATCCTACCAATCCAGACTGGCAAGAACAGTTCACAGCAGTACTCAACTCTGCCTTAGTTGATTCACAACGTGTGGGTCGTCCTGGCAATCGTAACACTATCCTGGGTGTGCGCACAGACGAATATGCTATTAACTTAGTGCCTGGATTTTTGCCGGTTGTTCCTTACACTGCCACAGTAGACGGTGTCAGCATGCCATTTGAAGCTGTAACTAGTACATCTGTTGGCGAAACATACTTGTACGAGCCTAGCCCGCAAGCCAACCAGCCATACAACATCTTGTTCCGTAACGACAGCTTGGGATTTCAAAGTGCTAACACAGGATACTTTTTCATGTTCAAGCAAGGTGTGCTGCAAAACCAAGACTTCAACCTTGCAGAACGTACTAGCAACCGTACAGTAAACATTAACATTGAAGGTGTTAACAACGAAGACTACTGGTTGTTCCAGCTAGACAGTGTGGGCAACGTCAACCGAGAGTGGACATATACTGAAAACATCTATTCAGCTGCTGCAGAACAGATTGGCACCACACTGCGTCCTATCTATACACTGAACTCTAGAACCAATGATCAAATCACTATGGTTTTTGGCGACGGCGTGTTCAGCGAAATTCCTGTGGGCACATTCCGTGCTTATGTGCGTGCCAGCAACGGCCTGCAGTACATTATTAACCCTGAAGAAATGCAGGCTGTGACTATTCCAATCAGTTACATCAGCCGTGCAGGCAATCTTGAAACACTGACATTTACTTGTGGAATTACACAACCGGTCAGCAACAGTCAGTCAAGAGAAAACATCAGTGACATTAAGCAACGTGCTCCTGCTCGTTACTATACACAAAATCGTATGGTTAATGGAGAAGACTACAACCTGTTCCCATACACCCAGTACAGCAGCATCCTAAAAAGTAAAGCACTGAACCGTGCAAGCATTGGTACAAGTCGTTATCTTGACCTAGTAGACAACACAGGCAAGTATTCCAGCACCAACACATTTGGCAGCGACGGTGCATTGTGGAGACAAGATGTGACTCCAACAATTTTGTTCAGTTGGGTCAGTAGAAACGAAATTGCAGATGCTATTACTAACCAAGTACAGCCTGAGTTAACTGAAAGTACTGTTCAGCAGTTTTACTATGCCAACTTCCCGAGACAAACAGTCAACACAGGAACCACAGCAGGTACCACTTGGCAACAGAGCACTACACTGGCAAACGAAACTACTGGATACTTTAAAAACGCATCAGGAACACCAATTGCTGTTGGGTCAACCACAACAACAGTATTCAAATATGTAGAAGTAGGTGCGCTGATTAAATTTGTTGCTCCAACTGGATTCTACTTTGATAGCAACAACCGATTGCAGTCCGGTGTTCCTGGACGTGCAACCGAACGCACTATTATTTGGGCAAGCCCACAACAGATCATCATCAACGGATACAACGGCGGTGTTGGCAATTTAGGCTCAGGAGCAGGCCCAGTTACTATCAACAACTTTGTGCCTACTGGCGCAATTGTAGATACTATTATTCCATTGTTTGTGACTGATTTGCCATTGAGCTTTGAACAATCTATAGCTG